TAGAAAGATATTATGTTTTCCTTAAAGACAGAACAAGGTTTCCATTTAATGTGTTTTTACACAAGTTCCTTAAATCAGATCCCGATGACGTGCATGATCATCCATGGCCTTACGCTACTTTAATACTGAAAGGCGGCTACTATGAATGGATTCCACAATTTAACGCAGATGGTAGTAAATCGTGTGAAGTACGTAAATGGAGAGGACCCGGCCATTTTCGTATATGTGGCGCTAACAGCTATCATCGTATTGAGCTTGCTCCTGGCGTAACGCCTTGGACATTATTCATGCCAGGCAAACAAATACGCAAGTGGGGATTCCTTGTTAATAACAAGTGGATTGAAAGCGAAGAGTATTTGTCTAAAATGGCAACACAACAAACAAAAGTCAGCTAAGTATCGCTGACCACTAAAGGTGGATATATGGAGAAAAATACAATGAGTGATACATCGGGAGAAATGCTAGTCGAGATGTGGTTAGCAGTTAAACCATACATTGACAAGAAAGAACGCCCAGATGCGGCGCTGGCATATTTGCGAGCATCAGAGGACTTTGTCAACTTAGAACAAGCACAAGAAGATGCCAAAGGATCTGACTCTGCACTTGACGGTGCCTTTGCAGAAATCCTTGGTGACATTGAAGAAGAAGAACTAGAAGACGAAGACGAGGACTATTAATGAGTACTTGGTATAGGAAGGTTGTTACAGACCTCAGTTGCCTTCCTGATTGCATTGAGTGGTTTGAAAACGAACTAATTCAAGGCCGCATGGAATTAAAGCTAGTTGGTAGTTTAGAAAAAGCCAGCCGAGAAATGCCAGGCATTGTAGAATATCGATTCAATCAGCTTCAAGAAATTGAAGCTATACTAGAACAACTTAACATTCAGCTTCGTAAGATTCGCAGTGCCAAGTTTCGCCAATTTACAGAACATTACAATCGTGCGCTAACAAGCCGTGATGCAGAAAAGTATGTAGATGGCGAACCGGAAGTATGTGACATGGATGCTATTGTGAATGAGTTTGCACTTGTTCGTAATAAGTTTTTAGGTCTTACTAAAGCACTTGACATCAAGCAATGGCAACTATCTAATGTTGTAAAATTGCGGGTAGCCGGTATGGAAGATGCAGAGCTTCGCTAAACTGCTTAAAAAGTAAGCAATCAAAGGTAGTACATTTGTATTACTTTTTTTGTGGCTTAAAAACAACAAAAATTTACTATGGTATTCCCCTAAAATTTACTTTGGTATTCCAAAAAGTAGTTGACAGCTGGTCCAAGAACCAGTATAATAAACACATAAACAGCAAAGGACACCATGCAATACACACTGATTACAAAAAGCGGTAAAATCATGCAATTTTACCTCAAAGAAGTAGCAGATTTGTATCAAAGCATCAACGGGGGTGTTGTTTTTACGCAACAAGTGCTAAAAACCCAAGAAAAAGTGCAAAAAACGGTTGCTCTTTGAGCCAAGTAGCAGTATAATAGATATTGTAGTAAGTTAAACATCCACGCAAAGGAACCCAAATGTCAGCATACATTACTATCGCAAAAGGCTCTTATCGTAACTTCAACGTTACAGGCCAAACGTTTCAACTCGTAGCAGACTTTAAAGAAGGCACTAAAGGCGGATACGTAACCGTTAAAAACAACGGCGAGTTCCCTAACATGCCCGATGAAGTCCGCATTAAAGTAGCATCCATGCAAGATGTTATCCCTGCCAGCGCCGCAGATTGTGCAACCAGTGTTGAAGGTAACTTTGACGCCCCCAAACGTAAGGAACCCAAAGTGCAAGAAACAGACGAACAAGCCATTGAACGTATTCGCGAGCGTTTTGACATTCTCGAGGAAATGACTGAAGGTGCAGTTGATGGCTCAGTCCGTGCTATGATTGTTGTTGGCCCTCCTGGCGTGGGCAAGAGCTTTGGTGTCGAGAAGGTGCTTGACAAGAGCGCCATGTTTGACAAAATTGGTGGCACTCGTATTCGTTATGAGATTGTTAAAGGTGCAATGAGCGCCATTGGACTGTACTGCAAGCTCTACAATTATAGCGATGCAGGTAACGTGCTCGTGTTCGACGACTGTGACAGTGTGTTGCTCGACGAACTGTCGCTAAACATTCTGAAAGCCGCTCTGGACTCTAGCAAGAAGCGTACTATTTGCTGGAACACTGATAGCCGTATGTTGCGTCAAGAAGGTGTACCAGATCGCTTTGAGTTCAAAGGCTCTGCAATCTTTATCACTAACATCAAGTTTGAGCACGTTAAGAGTGCTAAGTTGAAGGATCACTTGGGTGCATTGGAGAGCCGCTGTCACTATCTGGACTTGACGCTGGACTCGGCACGTGACAAGATGTTGCGTATCAAGCAAATTATGATGGACGGTATGCTGGACCACTACGAGTTTGAAGAAGGTGCCAAGCAAGAACTGTACGAGTATGTGGATGCTAATAAGGATCGTTTGCGCGAGCTGAGTCTGCGTACTGTTATTAAGATTGCAGACTTGAAGAAGATGTGCGGCGAAGGCAACGACAAGTGGAAGCGTCTTGCAGAAACTACTGTTATGAAGCGCGGCGAGTAAGTTACCAAAACAGGCAATGTCAATAAGTCCTGTTCGTTAAGGAACTGTTATGACACTTTTAGCATTGGTTCAAAAGCAAGGCAATAAATGTTACTATTGCAATTGCGAAATGAATCAAGATAGAAAGTCCCCGCAACATGCAACAGTTGAACATTTGCGTGACAAGTGGGCAAGCCCCCGTAACAAGAAGATCGAAGCGTCTTCAAACTTAGTAGCGGCTTGCTTTCAATGTAATAACAGTCGTGGCGCGGTCCGTAATAGAATTGCTCGTGACTACTACAAGAGTCAAGCCGCTAAAAAGAATATGAAACTGGCAGTTGCTTCTACACCTAGTAGGACATTGTATTCGTTGTTTGGGTCGGTACCACAACAACTTTTTGTTTAAGGAATTTATATGCGTAAGATGGCAACCATTAGAAAGATTGATGCATTGCGGCCCATTGAAGGTGCAGATGCCATTGAGTGTGCAATTGTAGGTGGTTGGACAGTAGTTACCAAGAAGGGCGAATATGCCGCAGGCGACCTTGCAGTGTATTGCGAAATTGATTCGTTCATTCCTACTCCTATTGCACCTTACTTGACCAAACCTGGGCACTATGCCAAGACTTTTGAAGGAGTTGAAGGTGAGCGTCTGCGTACTGTAAAGCTACGTGGTCAGCTATCGCAAGGACTGCTATTGCCGTATGCCACCTGCGGCAAGATTTGTGCCGAAGGGGAAGACGTATCCGAACTGCTTGGCATTGTCAAGTACGAAGCACCAGTGCCTGCAGAACTTGCTGGCGAAGTTAAGGGTATGTTCCCGTCAGTTATTCCCAAGACTGATCAAGAGCGTGTTCAGAACTTGAAGGTTGAACTTGCTGAATGGCTGACCAATGATGAACTGCATTGGGAAGTTACCGAAAAGCTGGAAGGTAGTTCAATGACGGTGTATATGCGTGACGGTGAAGTAGGTGTGTGTTCGCGTAACCTTGACCTCAAGCCCAACGCAGATAACTCACTGTGGCGTGCCGCAAACAAGTACAACCTGCCTGCTAAGTTAGTTGGCATTGGACGTAATATTGCTATCCAAGGTGAAATTGTAGGTAACGGCATTCAAGGCAACATTTATCAAATGCGTGATCAAGATTTCCTTGTGTACGACATTTACGATATTGATGCTGGTCGTTACTTCACACCAGGTGAGCGTAAGGCATTTGTTGCAGAACATGGACTTAACCACTGCCCGGTACTTGCATATTCGGCTCGGCTAACTGACACGCTTGGTCTTACTAATATGGATCAGATCCTAAAGTTTGCTGAAGGCAAGAGTGTTATGGGCATGATCGGATGCGAACGCGAAGGTTTGGTTTTCAAGTGCCACGAAAAGCAAGTTTCGTTCAAGGCAATTTCTAACAAGTACCTCTTGAAGCACGGAGGTTAACGGTTTACCGACAGCTGACTATTTGCGTGGATGGATGTCGGTGGAACAGACTCTTCGGAGTCTGTTCTTTTTTCTACATAACGGACAAATTGCTTTTTTAAAACCAGCTAATTTGCTATAAGTATCTAGCTAATGAATAGACATCAACTTACAAAAGTGTTATAATAGAATATGCCTGGAATAACACGATTAGAAATTAAAGACGAAGTCAATATCAAGTTCCATGACCTTGATCCAAGTACTCGTCGCAAATGCGAAACCAAATTAAAGTATATGCTACCACATGCATATCACGTACCTGCTTTTCGATTAGGAAGGTGGGACGGCAAGATTGGTTTCTTTACAACAGCAGGAGCTACCTATCTAAACTTGCTAGATAGAGTGCTACCTATCCTTGATGAGGAAGGCTGGCAAATTGAAATTGATGACAAGCGTCCTAACTGGAACATCAAATTTACTGAAGTTACCGAAGACACGTTTAGCCATATCCTTTGGCCTAAAGGACACCCAGCAGAAGGTCAGCCTATTAAGATTCGTGACTACCAAGTAGCTTGTATTAATCGTTATCTTGCTAACCCACAAGGCGTACAAGAGATTGCTACCGGTGCTGGTAAAACACTAATGACAGCCGCGCTAAGTTTAACATGCGAGCCGTTTGGTCGCACACTTGTTATCGTGCCTAACAAGGACTTGGTACGTCAAACACATGCTGACTATGTTAACATGGGATTAGATGTTGGTGTGTACTTTGGTGACGAGAAAGACCTTGGGCACACACATACTATTGCAACATGGCAAAGTATTAACAGCCTTATTAAGAAGAACAAAGAAGGCACAAGTGCAATTGGTATTGAAGCAGTTACAGACGATCTAATTGCAGTCATTGTTGACGAAGTTCACATGGCAAAAGCAGATGTGTTACGTACCTTGCTAACAAGCACATTTGCACACATACCAATTCGTTGGGGACTAACTGGTACTGTTCCCAAAGAAGAACATGAGTATGTTAGCCTTATTGCATCATTAGGCGAAGTACTGCACAGACTACCTGCAAGCGAACTACAAGACATGGGTGTGTTATCTAACTGCCACGTTAAGGTACTACAGTTTGATGACAAGGTAGAGTACAAAACATACCAAGAAGAATTGACGTACCTAACGTCAAATGAAAAGCGATTAGATCACCTGGCTAAAACACTTGAAACGATCAGTTTAGCTGGCAATACGCTTATTCTTGTTGATCGTATTGCTACTGGCAAGATGTTAGTAGAAAGATTACCCGACAGTGTATTTGTATCGGGTGCAATGAAATCAAAGGATAGAAAAGATGAGTACGACGAAATCACTACAAGCGATAACAAAATTATCGTTGCGACATATGGTGTCGCGGCTGTTGGTATTAATATTCCTCGCATCTTCAACTTGGTACTTGTTGAGCCTGGGAAGTCGTTTGTCCGAGTTATTCAAAGTATTGGCCGCGGGATAAGAAAAGCACAAGACAAAGACTTTGTGCAAATCTGGGACATTACTTCTACAGCCAAGTTTGCCAAACGTCACCTCACTACGAGGAAGAAATTTTATACCGAAGCAAATTATCCATACCAAACAGAAAAGGTTACTTACAAATGAACATTTTAACAGTCGACAATCGGTCATACGACTTAGATCGTCTACCCGAAGAGATTGATGAAGACTTGCGTTACGGGGTTCTTGACTATAGCAATCCCGCAGAAGTAGATTATATTTTTGTACCATTGGTATTCTTAGAAAGTTTCTCTTGCCCAGCCGCAGTACTACGCATTGGCAAGACAGAAGTAAAGGTACCATTAGATTGGTCATTGGTTATTGGTGAACCAGATCATGGCGAGCCAGAAGTTGTTAATGTAATGAGTATTAACGATCGTGGCTTCTCTACGTTTGTGTTTAATCCTATTAACGGGTACAAACCAGAATGGCAACGAGTCGAAGTAGTTAACATTTACCAAGAAGTAAAGTGGTATGTGCCCAAGTTAAAGTTTGGCCACTTGTTAGCAGTGCCTCTTGAAAAAGGCAACGAACCTGTGTGTGCGTTCTTTGTCAAAGAAACAAACAAAATTCCAGAAGTGCTTGACTTAAACAAAATTTGGTTTTAAAATATACGCATGGCTACTAAAAAGAAAGCAACACCAAGCGCAACAGCAAAGTATCAACTGCCAATTGACCAAGTTATGACAGCAGTGGATCTACGCAAAGGCGACTATTACAATAAGCTAGGACCAGATGAGTTAAAGTCGTTAAGCACTTACATGGCACAACGTTGGGGCAGTCAAGTTCAAGGCACACAGGATCTGCAGGAGTACTATCTGACAACAGTAAATGACTTGTCTAATTTAGATTACATTGCAGTAGGCAGTGCCCATGATGAACTACGTTGGCGCACTCTTGCGCTATGTGGCATTGGCCATAAGATGCGACACGAGTTCATTCCACCCAAGGGTGCCAAGAAAGACAAGCTAACAGCTTGGCTAATTGAACAGTTCCCTTCAATGGATGATGAGGAGATTGAGTTGTTCCGCACCCTTAATGGCAACGATGTGTTAGAAGATATCGCAGTTGCCAAAAACATGGGTAATAAAGATCTTAAGGATTTGTTTAAATAATGGTACAGGACTACCAATGTCGCTTCTGCGGAAAGGCATTTACACGTGAGCGCACTTTAAGTAGCCACATGTGTGAACGCAAGCGCAGATGGATGAACAAGGATGAACCTGAAAGTCGTATTGCTTTTAGCGTATGGTTAGACTTCATGAAATATGTAAGCCCCAATACAAAGAAAGAAAAGACAATCGACGATTTCATAAGGAGCGCAGACTATATTGGGTTTGTAAAATTTGCTAACTACTTGATTGAGTTGCGTCCTTTAGAAAGCGATAAGTTTACAAACTGGCTTTTTAAAATGAGCGTTCGATTAAGTGATTGGACAAAGCCAGGCACCTACCAACTATATGTACAAGAAGCAGCCAAGAAGGAAACTTCAGAACGTGCATTAGAACGCACAATCCTAGCAATGGTTGACTGGGGCGAGCGTACAAACAATAGATGGCAAGACTTTTTTAACAAAGTTGCACCAGCAACAGCAATGAATATGATAACTATGGGACGTATTAGTCCTTGGATCATCTACTCAGCTGAAGCCGCACAACAGTTGTTAGATAGAATGGAACCGGGGCAAATTGATACAATTACCAAGCATGTGGATACTAAATGGTGGATAAACAAAATAAAACAAAACGAAAGTCAGGTGTTGTGGATCAACACCTTGATGACGCAAGCACTCGCTACGCAAAGCTAGAAGCACGACTTGAAATTGTTTTAGCGCGACTAGAAGAAATGACACAAGAAGTACTTGCTATTAAACAACAACAAGAAGATTTATTGAACATTGTCAAAACAACTTTAAAGAAAAAATGAACCTACCCGACGTAGATATTGACTTTGCAGATCGTGAACAAGTACTAAAACTACTAGACCACGTTCCTGCAATGCAACGGTTGCCAAACGGCAATAGACAAAAGCACAAGACTGGTGTGTACTTTCATCCAGTACCTGCTAATCCTTTTACAGGATGGTGCGACATTGATTATCAACAAGCAGAAGAATTGGGATTCTTTAAAGTGGACTTACTTAACGTAAGTTTGTACCAAGGTGTTAAAAGTAAAGAGCATTTAGATCAACTAGCCAATCAGGAGCCATTATGGGATCTACTACAGCAAGAAGACTTTTCAAATCTGTTATTTCATTTGAACGGGCATGGGGATGTTCTAAAGAAGACTTGCCCTACTTCCGTGGAACAATTAGCTGCCGTCCTTGCAATGATACGCCCGGCCAAACGTTATCTGATTGGGAAGTCATGGACTATGATACTGAAGGAAGTTTGGACGAAGCCCGAGAATGGTGAGTACTACTTTAAGAAGGCTCATGCAATTGCTTATGCAGTTGCCATTGTTGCTCAAATGAATTTAATATGCGAGCAACTTGGCTCATAAGCATGCATAAATATTTGCATGACCAGCGAAATCAACCAATCAACTTATACAGCACAAAACGTAGAGCGTAAAGCAGGCGGCGTTATTGTCGAAACCAAAGAAAACTTAACCGAACTTCGAAATCACGAGTTAAACTTACTGCCAGAAGTTAAAACTCTTTATACTGAGCTTGAACAAACTTATGGCAAGTACTTGTTTGTTCCATACGATTTGCCTAAGATACAGGTAAATGATTTAGAAAAATTTCTTATTTTCTTTTTTAAAAATGGAAAGCATGCTGGTAAGCAAGTTGAGGATTTAAGTTCGGGTACATTTAATGCTACCCGATCAACGTACCTATCAATTGACAGCAAAGTAGATGCATGGACACCAGTTTGGACTCGAAATATTGTTGAATCTATCTATACTGAGTTCCCGGAAATTTTTGAACAGATACACGACTTGATGCCATGGGTAGGCAATAAAGACTTCAGATGGAATATGTGGTCTAGCGCAAATAAAGTACCTCCACATAGGGATCACACTAGCATGATTGATATGCCGCTTGCTATGCGTATCAAATTATTTGACTCTAACCCAAGCGAAACATTAAGCCTGCTTACAGATCCAATTAAAGAACATAGTAATACGTATGTTACCTTGCCAAGAGTTGAAGAGTCAAACTCATACGCATGGAACAACTTGCGAACCAAACATTCAAGTACTTGGAGACCTACTGCTAGAAAGATATTGTTTATTTGGAGAGACAAACTTTCTACACCACAGCAAATTAACCAATATGTAGATTTGCTTGATCGAAGTATTGCAAAATACCAAGGAACCGAAAGCCTTTGGATTGATAGTAATCTAAGTTCAGATTACATTAACCTAGATTAACGCATTTTACGCACCAAACTGATTTGACGTCGTTTGGTGCGTTTTGTTATAACATTAGCCAAGCTGGTTTGGTGACCGTACAGCACTTCAAAATCCTTTGTGCTATAAGTTTTTAGGGCGTATGTAAAACGGCGCATTTGTTCTTTGAGCACAATGTTAATTGGGATTAAGCGATTAGAACCCCACCACCATTCTTCCCCTTGTTCAATGAACTCAACTTTATCTGCATCGTCTTTTAGCAAGTTATAGACGTACATAGTAACAACCACGTTGTCACTGTTTTGTATAATACCAACTAACTCGTTTTCTCCGTAACGAACCAAGCTCATAAACGGGAAACGCTCTAGAAATTCTTTAACTTTGTTGTCCATCACGTTTACTTAGCATTTTAGAAATTGGTAGTCTAATCGCTAAATAAGAGCATGGCCACATTAAACTCAAGTATTCCAACAGCATCATTAAACTACTCTGGAGCCGGCACTGGCCCAAGTGCTACTCGTCACGCACCAAGCTACACTGACCAACGTATTGTATGGTTTAAAGGTGTTGATAACATCTTAGATCTTACTATTACTGGTACAGATCGCCGCCCTGTTAGCTTACTACGCCGCGAGCTTACTGTTACAATGTGGGATAGAACCACTGGCACTACTATTTTCCGTCGTCGTGCTATGGCAACAGTAGAAGAAAATGGACAAGCTCGTTTGACTGTTTTTGCCCGTGACCTAATGACGCTACCAGTTGGCATTTATTCTTTGGGTGCTACCTTTGTTGATGCCAATGGCTTAGAAACTGCCCTGACTTGGAACCGTGCCCAACAAGGTGCGTTTGATGTTGAAGTTAAGGATGCAGTTGTACCAACAAGCCGTGTTACCCAAGAAGTTACAACTTGGACAGACGTTGGTGGATTGATAGTATCTAGTGCGTTTAACGGTCCGCAGTTCTACAGAAAAGATACAAGCCTTTTCACAGTAGCATTGTATGGTAGCAATTGGACTGGTCGAGTAATTGTACAAGGTACATTAGACGAAACAGTAACTGGTTCCACATTGTGGGGCAACCTAAAGCCACAAGACTATGAAACACATAATATGGACTTGAATGGTTATACTGGCATTGACCCATACAACTTCTACGCTGGTGTTCGTTGGTTGCGTATCGTAAAGCAAGATAGCCTTTCGAACGCTGGTACCCTTGACAAAGTTCTTATAAGAGTGTAAACTAGCTCTATATGAGCATAGTTGAATCTACATTACAAGCCCACCTACCTGCGTTAAAGCGCAACACCAACGGCTGGTTAACTATGAACTGCCCAGTGTGCGTCCAAAATGGACAAGCACGTCCAGACACTAAACATCGTGGTGGCATCAAGTTTGAAGAAGACCGCGTAGGCTACCATTGCTTTAACTGCGGCTATACTACAGGTTGGAGACCGGGACAACGGCTTGGCATTAAGCTAATCAAGTTTATGCGAGCCATTGGTATCGACGAGGGCGAAATCCAACGCCTTAAGATCCAACTGTGGGATCAAGTAGTCGATGACGATGAAAACACAGTCCACGAACCTTTTAAAAAGCCAGACTGGCCAGAGATTGAGTTCCCGTGGGAAATACAAGACATAACATTAGAAGCAGCCGAATACTTAGACAGTAGAAGAGTACTTGAACTAACTGATTGGTTGTCTAGTCCCAGTAGCATACAAGGCATGAACAATCGTGCTATCTTACCTTTCTTTGATGATGGTAAGTTGGTAGGTTATAACGCACGTTGGATCGGTGAAGTACCCAAAGGTACAGCCAAGATTATTGCAAGTCGTCCGGCCAGCTTTGTGTTTAACTTAGACAAGCAAAGCCAAGCAAGAAAATATACGCTAGTAGTTGAAGGCGAATACGATGCACTAAGTTTAGATGGCGTTGCTATTATGACTAACAGTATTAGTCCTGAACAAGCAAAGATCATTGAAGACATTGATAATGAACCAGTAGTACTGCCAGACAGAGATCGGGCTGGCTTACAGCTAGCAATGCAAGCGGCAGAGTTAGGTTGGAGTGTTGCTTTCCCAGACTGGCCAGACGGTATCAAGGATGCTAATGAAGCAGTACAACACTTTGGGCGAGTCGCTACACTACAAAGCGTGATATCGGCGATTGAGACCTCCCCCTTGAAGATTAAATTAATAGCACGCCGTTGGTGTGCGTAAAGGAAAACTATAATAATGGCAGATGACGTAAAAGAATATGGTTATGAGTTACAAAAACTATTTTTGGACTTCTTAGTCAGCAACAGGGACTTGGCAGCACGTTGCCAGAACGTGCTAGATCCTGATCACTTTGACCGCAGATTGCGAAGTGCGGCAGAATTTATTAAGACGTATGTAAATGAGCATGGAAACATTCCTGACATTACACAAGTAAAGGCAACAACAAACACAGAGCTTTCACATTTAGAAACACAAGCAGTTGAACATAGCAGTTGGTTCCTCACAGAGTTTGAAGGCTTTGCAAGACACAAGGCATTGGAGAAGGCTATTCTCCAAAGTGCTGACATGTTGGACAAGAGCCAGTATGGCGCAGTTGAAAAGCTAATCAAAGATGCAGTGCAAGTTGGATTACCAAAGACATTTGGTACAGACTACTTTGCTGACCCGCAAGGTCGCTTAACAGCACTTAAAGATAATAATGGACAATTGACAACAGGCTGGAAGGCACTTGACGATAAGTTGTACGGTGGTTTCAATCGAGGCGAACTAAACATCTTTGCTGGAGCATCTGGTGCTGGTAAGAGTTTGTTCTTGCAGAACTTGGGGTTGAACTGGGCAATGGCCGGGCTGAACACAGTTTACTTCTCACTTGAACTGAGTGAGGGCTTGTGTGCTATGCGTATGGATGCCATGCTAACAGATACACCTACTCGAGAAGTGTTTAAGCGACTTGAGGACGTCGATCTTAAAGTTCGTATGAATGGTAAGAAAGCTGGCGTACTGCAAATTGTACAGCTAACAAACGGCATTACTGCAAACGATATCTTGTCCTGGGTACGTGAGTTCCAAACACAGCGTAAGATTAAAGTAGATGCTATCTTAGTTGACTATTTGGACTTAATGATGCCAGCAAGTCAAAAGATTAGCGTTAGTGATATGTTCGTTAAGGACAAGTTAGTAGCAGAAGAATTGCGTAACTTGGTTGTAAGTGAACAGTTACTATTGGCAACAGCTTCGCAGTTGAACCGCTCTGCTGTAGAAAGTGTTGAGTTTGATCATTCTATGATTGCCGGTGGTTTGAGTAAGATTCAAACTGCTGATAACGTATTTGGTATCTTCTCTACTCCCACAATGCGCGAACGTTGCATGGTACAGCTACAGTTTATGAAGACACGTTCTTCTGGAGCAGTTGGACAAAAGATTGATCTGAGCTTTAACCCAGACACATTACGTATTAGTGACATGGATGGTGACCAAGCAAGTGGTACTACCAAGCCCGGCGATGTGTATGACAAGCTAAAGCGCAACACAATGGGAACACCAATTGATACTAGCTCTACGAGTGCGCCAAGATCTACAAGTTGGGAAAAGCCACAAGCTAAAGAAGGATTTGATTTAGAAAAACCAGAATCTGGCATACCCAAGACAAAGCCCTTAACTGCACCAGTTGCTAGTAATTCTAACAGAGATGCACTAAGGGCTATTGTAAGTCGTGAAATTTAATTATTTCATTTCGCGATCGTCAACTGGAAGCTCTTCAGCTTCCGGTTCTTCAAAATCACTAGCACTTAATTCTGGGCTATATTCGTTGCCTTCTTCATTGTCGCCACCTGAACCTGCATTGTAATCTTTAATGTCAGCACGTAAACGAGAAATTAATGAACTATCGCTTGCAACAATGTCAGCCATGCTAATAAAAGCCGCAGTAATAAGTTTTGATTCTGCAAAGGTAACCGGTTGTCCGCTTACCATTTTGTTTAGAACTTGCATAAAACGGCTTTGCATATCACTACCAACCAATGGGCGTAGTGCAATCTTTAAGCGACTCAATTCGCTATCTGTAATTTCGTGGTCTGGTTCGTGCGTATCGGCACTTGTATCGTATTCGCTGAGCTTTTGTAGCTTATTAGCCAAATCTCTTAAATCCTGTGCGCTTGGTGAAAGTTGCATTTTCAGGGTCTCCTATTAACTTTATTTAGCTAAATATATTAATCATGCGTAAACAAACTCGTAGCATCCTAGAAGAAATAACAGGTCTAGTACCACAACAAGATAAGCATTTGCTTGTTGAGGGACTAGCGACACAGGCCATTGCCCGTGTTATTAATCTAGTTGAAATTATACAAACTAACTATCCACCGCACCAAGCCGAAGAGCTAGTGCGCCGATTGCAACTGGCCATTAAAAATGGCGACCCTGCTAAGTTTGCTCGAGGTGTAAGAGCAATTAAGGAAAACGAGCAATGAAAGTAAATGACCTACAGCGTCAATTAGATGAAGGGTTTTTAGATAATTTAGTTTCTAAAGTACAAAGCATGGCAGGCGGAGATGGACCAACTGGTATCATTCGTGCGTTACGTGGTAGTAATGCGGCTTTGCGTAAGTTTGCAGATGCCATTACAAATGCTACAAGACCACGTGTCATGCAACGTTTAGGTAACCAATTTGATTCTATCAACACTGGCGAAGCACCGTTGCCAGTTAAATTGTTTTACCAACAAGCAATTGCAGCCGCTACAAAAATTGCAGCCGCTGACCAAATGAATGTTGATGTTGGTATGGTTGGACAGACAATCAAATCCAATCGTGCTGATATCGAACGCTTAGTACTTTCAACAAATGTTGGAGATAATAGCCAAATCAAGTTAATCTTAGATGCAATCTTAGGCGGAACTGGTTCTGCAAACATTGGCATGGAAGTCGAGCCTGCACTCAATGCTATATCTATGCTTATTGCATCTACAATAATTTTTATACAGACGCAACAAGAAGACAGCGAAAACGTTGAAGTAGATCCAAATGCACTTGAAGCATTTAAGACAGCAAGTGTTGCACTCAACAAAGTATTGTTTATTCAGAATAGTCCTGATTTACAAACTCTAGGTCCTAACGATCAATTAAAAGATAACTTAGAAGAACTTGTTACAATTAACATGCTAACAGGTTCCACTGGTGTTCAGAAGCGTTACTTGAATCTTAGCACTGAGCAGATGCAAGCCGCAGTAGCTAATGTACCGCAGTTGGTCAATCCAACGGTACTGTCAAGAATACTTTCAAGTCATTCAGCAACAGTAGATGCGGCATTAGTTAGTGCAGTAGTTGCAAAAGTTGAACCT